AGGAACACAATGAGCACAGGATGCGTCGACGCGCCAGAAGGACATGCACCCGCATAGCGTGCGATCAGTCGCGTTCTGAGTATTGGCAAGGGCGCCAGAAGTGGATCGATGATTATGTGAACCAGAACAACCCCCACCCAAGGTGGAGGCCGCACCTGATAAACAATCGAACACTATTCGCAGCGCTCAAGACGCAGAGAGAAGAGCTTGCTGCAATGGGTGATCTGTTAGGATTCTCAACACCAGAGGAGGGGTGACATGTACAACACGATCGTGATTGATCCACCATGGAATGAGCAAGGTGGTGGCAGGATCAAGAGGGGCGCTGATAGGCACTACCCCCTGGTCAAGACAGCAGACATGCCTGGGGTCATCCTGGGCTCAGGTGAGTTCCTGCCAAACAAGGACTGCCACCTGTATATGTGGGCAACAGTGAACCACCTGCCTGACGCTATATGGCTGATGGGGGCGCTGGGCTTCCAGTACAAGACCAATGCGGTGTGGATCAAGAGTGGCCCCAAGGGGCTTGGCCAATACTTCAGAGGGCAGCATGAGCACCTTCTATTCGGCACCAGGGGCAGGGGCTTCAGCGTGAAGACTGACTTGAAGACGCTGGGATCAGTCATCCACGCCCCAAGAGGCAAGCACAGCCAGAAGCCTGCTGAGGCATATGAACTGATTGAGGCCAGGAGCATTGGACCACGCTTGGAGATGTTCGCCAGAGACTTCAGAGAGGGGTGGCTGGTGTGGGGCAATGAGATCGAGAGTGAACTGCCAGAGGACTTCATGCGCTCACTTCTCAAGCCCGTCGTTGGCTGGCAAGAACTGAGGCCACTGCCCGCCTATCCACGCAAGTGTTCTGGGTGTGACCGACGTGTGAGGCATCCCGAATCCATGATCGTCTGTGGCAAGGAATCAGGGCGTTTAGGCGTTAGGCTATGTCGAAAGTGTGTTGATAGTACATGGGAGATGTCTACATCTGCTGATGACTCGCCAAACCTACGGAAGTGCAGATGCTGTGGTCAGCGCAAACAATACACGGCACAGATTGACGGCTGGAATAGCATCTGTGGCGAGTGTATGAATGAGGCTGGGAGTATGGCTATTTCTCAAGCCTGACCAGGATCTGGTCTAGTTTGTTCACGATCTGCTCTTGGATCGCTGCCCTGGCCACCAAGAAGTCACGCGCATCAGCGTCTCTCTCCTGGCGCGCTTCTCTCAGCACCACGTCATAGCGCTCTCTCATCGCCAGGATACGGCTGTCATAGTCGTCTGTGATCTCTTTGAGTTGAGCCTGGAAGGACTTGACCAGGTAGTCATTGCGCTTCTCATTCTTAATGTGCTGCCAGACCAGGAAGGCCGCAAAGAGACCAAGGTGACCACCAGCTAACAACTGATCGATCAACGCCTGCATCACTTCAACCCATAGCTGTCATGAGCCCACCCAGATCCCTTGAGCAGGAAGCTGGACGCGCTCATCATCTTCTTCATAGGAGCAGGGGAGCCATCAACAGCACACTCACAGCACCCAGGTGGATCATCACCAAGACGCTGCAGCACTTCTACACGTGCGTCACATCGCTCACATTGATATTCGTAGAGAGGCATCGGCCCCACTTTAACACCTCCCACGTCATTGTGGTCACGTCCTTCTGGCATGAAGGTCTCCCACCGACCACAGTGGCGTGGGCTTTTTGAGGATTTTGAGGATTTGAGCCTAAGCCTATGACTGGACTGGGACAGCTAGCCACGGTATGGTGTGACATAAAGAATGACACCCAAGTGGAGAGAGGACCATGGCAGGGCGTAAGAGCACAGATGAACAGGTGGCTGCACGCCTGGCTGCAGTTGAGGCTGTCATGCTTGCAGGGGAGTACACCAGAGCCAGCGCCCTTGGACTAGCTGAGAGATATGGGGTGGGCTTGCGCCAGGTCCAGAGAGATGCAGCCAAGATCAGAGAGACCTGGCAGGAGCAGGTGAGCACCACCAGCAGAGAGGCTGACAGGTCTGACTGGCTGATGAGAGTGAGGGGTGCCCAGGCGCGTTCATTCCGCAATGGCCACAGCATGGCAGCAGCCAGGTTGATGCAGCTTGAGGGCCAGGCCTTGGGGGTCTATGAGCCAGCCCAGGTGGAGGTCACACACACCCACACCAGAGACCCTGATGAACTGCTCAACAGGCTCAGAGATGCACTGCCCATGATCAAGGGCCTACTGGCATCACACCCAGACCAACCAACCCAGATGGCCATTGAGGCCACCTTCACAGAGGAGCCAGAGAAATGAACCAACCCCAGAGCGCTGTGAGCTTTGAGCACAGACTGATGGCAGTGGCTGACCTGCACCATGACACTGAGAACCCCAGAGCGCGCAATCCACGCAACCTGGCAGCCATCAAGGCCAGCATCAATGAGCATGGCCAGGTGGAGCCAGTGGTGGTCCAGAAGAGCAGCAACAGAGTGATCCATGGCAATGGCCGCCTCAAGGTCATGGGTGAGCTTGGATTCACTGAGGTGGCCTGTGCTGTGCTTGATGTGGATGACACCCAGGCACGCAAGCTGTCCATAGTGCTGAACCGATCTGGGGAGCTAGCTGGCTGGGATGATGAGATCCTGAGCGCCCACCTGGCTGACCTGCTGAGCTATGACCCTGACTTTGACCCAGGCACCCTGGGCTTCAGTGATGATGAGCTTGACGCCCTACTGACAGCACCCAGTGAGACAGATGACAACATCTACACAGCCAAGGTTGAGAGCCCCATCTATGAGGTGACAGGGGAGTGCCCTGATGTGAGTGAGCTATATGACCAAGGCAAGGCGCTGGCTCTGATTGAGAGGATCATGAGCGCTGACATAGATGATGATCTGCGTGAGTTCCTGGTGGCTGCTGCCAAGAGGCACACAGGGTTCAGGTATGACCTGATTGCTGAGTACTATGCCCACGCCCCTGCTGACGTTCAGGCCCTGATGGAAGAGTCAGCCCTGGTCATCATTGACTTCAACCAGGCAGTTGAGAGGGGCTTTGTGAAGCTGACAGCAGACCTGGCAGATGCCTATCAGGTGGACCATGGATGACTTTGCTGCGTTCATCCTGAGCCATGGCAGGCCGTCAAACCTGAAGACATACAAGGCCCTCAAGAATGGTGGCTACACAGGGCGCATTGTGATCGTGGTGGATGACATGGATGCCACCCTTGATGAGTATGTGAAGAGGTATGGTGATGAAGTTGTGGTCTTTGACAAGGCTGCTGCCGCTGAAGCCACTGACACCTGTGACAACTTCAACCGCATGAATGTGGTGGTCTATGCTCGCAACACCTGCCACCAGATAGCCAGAGACCTGGGGATCAAGCACTTCATAGTGCTGGATGATGACTACTTCTGGTTTGAGTATCGCTTCAATGATCGCCTGGAGTTTGTGACCAGGGGCAAGATCAAGAGCCTGGATCTGGTGTTCAAGGCCATGCTGGACTTCTACAGGTCCACACCAGCACTGACTCTGACCATGGCCCAGGGTGGTGACTTCATAGGAGGCAAGGACAGCCAGAACGCCAAGAAGCTCAGGCTGTCACGCAAGGCCATGAACAGCTTTATCTGCAGCGTTGACAGGCCATTCAGCTTCATTGGGACCATCAATGAGGACGCCAACACCTACGTCAACAGGGCAGTTCAGGGGGATCTGATGTTCACGCTGAACCAGGTGAGCCTCTGCCAGGAAGACACCCAGACCAATAAGGGAGGACTCACAGAGCACTACCTGGAGATCGGCACCTATGTGAAGAGCTTTTACTCAGTGATGATTCAGCCATCTTGCGTCAGAGTCCAGGCCATGGGTGACACCAGGCTCAGGCTGCACCACCGCGTTGACTGGAAGAAGACAGCCCCCATGATCGTGCATGAGAGCACCCGCAAGAAGACCAAGAGGCCCAGGCCATGAACCTTGATCCCCTTGATCCCCTTGACCTGGGGGCGCTTGCTGATGTGGTTGAACTGGTAGACGCCCTGAAGCAGATGAAGCGTGACAGGCCGCTGGCCCTCGCCAGGCTCTGGCATAGAGAGAGGCCCAAGACATCACAGCGCCGCGCCTTTCAGGATCTGGGTGAGCTAGTGACCATCATCTGTGGTGGCAACAGATCAGGCAAGACGGCAGGCTGTGCTCAGTATGCAGTGGCCTCAGCGCTCGGCAGGGATCACCCTGACTCAATAGAGTGGTGCCAGAAGAATGGGGTGCCTCTGTCCTCTCTGCCCAACAGGCCTGGCAACGTGTGGGCTGTGGCTCTGGATTCAGGTGACAGCCGTGAGTATCTGCGCCCTGCAGTCACAGCATACCTGCCCCCTGACGCCAAGTGGCGCAATCAGTTTGGGTATGGTCGCGCTGAGGTCAGGCTGCCTGGTGGTGGTCGCATCATGTTCCCATCAGTGGACATGGGCCGAGACGGATTCCAGGGCGCGGCTGTGGATCTGGTCTGGTTTGATGAAGAGCCTGCTGACCAGGCTGTGGTCAATGAGGCGCTGATGCGCCTGGTAGACAGAAGAGGGCGCTGCATCTTCTCCATGACTCCGCTGAGGGGAATGACCTGGCTTTACGACCGCTGGATCAGCACCACCCCAGAGGATGCACGCGTCCACTGGATCCATGGGATTGACAACCCCCACATCCCAGCGGGAGCGCTTGAGAGACTGCTGAAGCAGTATGGGCCACATGAGAGAGCAGCTAGAGAGAGGGGTGAATGGACCACGCTTGAGGGGCGCATCTATTCAGACTTCCAGCGTGCCACCCACGTCATCAAGGCTGGCCCCATTCCTGACCACTGGGTTGGCCCCTATATCGGCATCGACTTTGGTACGCGCGCGCCCTTTGCGGCTGTGGTCTGCATGATTGATCCCAGCAACGACACCCTGGTGGTAGTGGCTGAGCATTACCAGGCAGAGTGGACTCTCAGCCAGCACGCTGCCAAGCTGCATGAACTGATCAACACCTATGGCCAGCCCAGGTGGATAGTGGCTGACCCAGAGGACAGAGGCAGCCGCCTGGCGCTAGCCAGAGAGCATGGCCTGGCCAACGTGCCAGCCAAGAAGGGGCGTGGGTCTGTGCGAGGTGGCATCAATGATGTCTGCGAGCGGCTGGCCTTTGACGTTGAGGGCAACCCTGCCCTGCTGGTGTTTGATACCTGCACCAACCTGATCCATGAGTTTGAGACTTATGTGTGGGATGAGCGTGGGGTGGGTGAGTCCAGAGACCAGCCAAAACCACGACAGAAGGATCACGCACTGGACGCCCTTAGATACTGCTGCTCAAGGCTGTCCTATTCTGACTTTGACATTGGGTGATTGCGCGCCTGGCCTGACTACGGTATGGTCAAGCCGTGAACAATCTGATCGTCAAGCCTGGAATCATCGCGTCTCTACTGCGTGCAGTGGGGTTGGTGAAGGTTGATCCTGATGGCAAAGTAAGCCACAGCGCTGGTGCTGACTTCATTGAAGATACTCCATTCAAGGCAGGCTATGACCCATCAGCAGCCATGTCAGCCCTTGCTGCATTCCCATGGCCGTTCGCGGCTGTGCAGGCCATATCGACAGACCTCAGCAAAGTGCCCCTCAGAGCCTACAGGGGCAGAGGGTCAGAGGCTGAAGTGCTTGACACTCACCCCGTTCTGGAACTGCTGAGCCAGCCCAGTTCACGGGTGAATGGTGTGCTGTTTAGGCGCCAGCTATACACGGACCTGGTGCTGTCTGGCAATGCGTTTTGCCTGATGGCTGGAAGCGCTGGCAGGGTGGACGCCCTCATCAGGATGCACCCAGCACGCGTCAAGATCTCACCCCTCTCAGATGGCCAGCCTGACAAGTACCAGTATGAGTCAGGCCATGGTCAGCCAGCCCTCTATGAGCACGATCAAGTTCTGCACATCAGGGGGCCATCCTGGTCTGATGATCCCACTAACCTGTGGGGCATTGGCGCTGTCCAGCCGCTGCACAATGACCTGACCACAGAGAAGGCACAGGCTGCACTGGCCGCACGCACAGCCGCCACTGGTCAGCCGACAGGCATCCTGTCACCGAAGGAAGATGGTGACCGATGGAGCCGAGAACAGATCGGCACCCTCAGAGACGCCTATGAGAAGCAGATGAGGGCAGGTGGTTCTGGTGTGCTCATCCTTGGTGGGCAGGCTCAGTTCGACAAGCTGCAGATCACGCCACGAGAGATGGAGTTCAGCCAGGTCAGAGACTTTGTGAGGGCCAGCACCATCGCCGCCTTTGGGTGTGTGCCTGTGCGTCTTGGCCTTGAGACAGCGAACTACAGCCAGAGCAGGAACCAGCTTCAACTCTACTGGGAAAGCCTCCAAGGACGCGCTGCCCTGGTGGACTCAGAACTCACGCGCCTAGCTAGGATGCTGGGTGATGAAGATGTGGTCATCAAGCATGACTTCAGTGAGGTGGAGAGCCTCCAAGAGAGCAGATCAGAAAGGCTGAACCGCGTGATGGAGTGGACCATGCTTGGCGTCTCTGCATCAGACGCTGCAGCCTATGAGGGCTTTGATGACCTGCCGCTGACCCAGGCAGATGAAGAGCCTGCTGAGATCGCAGATGAGAACGCTGAGCCCAATGAGATTGATGGCCAGACTGAAGCGCCAACAGATGAGCCGCTTGCAGCCACTGCCCTGAATGGTGCCCAGATAGCCAGCCTGCTGCAGATCCTGTCAAGCGTGGCCATGGGTGCGATCACTTTCGACGCTGCCCTGGCTCTGATCAGTGTGGCCTTCCCCACTATCAGTGAGTCTTCAGCCCGTGAGATCCTGGCTGGCGCTCAGGCAGTAGATGATCCAGATGCACCAACAGAGCAAAGCCTGACAGAAGCCAGGCGCGCTCTCTATGATGATATTGACTTCTCAGTTCCTGAAGGCGTGAAGGCTGAGCTAGAGCGTGGCCTGAAGTGGCATGATGAGGGCCTGTCTGGTGATGGGCTTGTGCCTGCCACTGTCTCATGGGCCAGACGCATGGCCAACGGTGAAGACATCAGCCCTGAGAAGGCTGTGAAGATGCGCGCCTGGTTAGCCCGTCACAAGTCAGACAAGACAGGTGAAGGGTTCAGCCCTGGTGAAGAGGGCTATCCTTCTCCTGGTCGCGTAGCCTGGGCGCTGTGGGGTGGTGATCCTGCAGTCTCTTGGAGTGAGAAGCTCGTTGGCCAGATGGAGAACACTGACAAGGGCATCACCAAGCAGATTGAAGACACGCTCTGGCGTGCCTGGGCTGATGACATCCACAGCCCATCAGAGAAGGCCCTGCAGTTAGCTATCCTCAGATACTTCAAGGGCTACGCGTCAAGGATAGCCAAGCGCCTGCCACAGGTGATCAGCAAGAAGACAGCCTCTGGTGACATTGTGCTCAAGGCTGAGCTTGATGAGGGCTGGCTTGACACGCTGCTTGACGCATACGCTGAGGGCCAGATCCTTGATGATGCGATTAGAGACGTTGTCTCTGACGCCTGGAAGAGGGGCGCTGAGGCTGCAGTTGATGACATGCCAGACGAGATCGAGTTTGTCTATGACCATGATGAGACTGACAAGAAGGTTGATGAGCAGCTTGGTGAGATGATTGGCGTGAGGCCAGATGGCAAGGGTGGCTATGTGATCGCTGACAAGTCCATCACAGCCACAACGCGCAAGAATGTCAGGCGCATCATTCTCTCAGCGCTTGACGCTGGTGACACCATTGCTGACATGCAGAAGCAGATCATGCAGGCGCCTTCATTCAACGCTAGCCGCGCGCTGAAGATCGCGAGAACCGAATCCACCAAGTCAATCAACGCTGCTGGCGTCAATGCCTGGGAACAGATGGCAGATGAGGCAGGCGTAGAGCTTGAACTCAAGTGGAAGGCTCAGCCAGGCGCGCGCGAAGAGCACGCTGCACTCAATGGGAAGGTCAGAGGTGATGATGGCTTCTGGGAGATAGATGGCGCCAAGGCGTCAGCCCCTGGTGGCTTTGGTGTTGCTGGCCTTGACATCAACTGTAGATGCACATTCCTACCCTCGGTGAAGATATGAAGAAAAGATCCTATTCAACCCAGATCAAGTCAAAGACAGCGTCCACCACCACAGTGATCGCAAGCACCCCCACACCTGATCGCTACGATGACGTGGTGGCAGGTGGTGATGAGTGGCGGCTTGACAAGTACCTGGCCAACCCAGTGGTGCAGTTCGGCCATGACTACTCAACGCCCCCAGTCGGCAAGACAGAGAAGCTGACCACAGACAAGGATGGCAACCTGGTGGCCACCATCAGGTGGGATGATTCACCCACCAACCCCCTTGGCCAGACAGTGGCGCGTCAGTTCAGAGAGGGCTTCCTTTCTGCTGTCTCAGTGGGCTTCCAGCCTGGCCGCTCTACACCTCGCAACAAACTCCCCACAGACCACCCAGCCTATGGAGCCTCTGGAATGCTATTCGAACAGAACCAATTGCTAGAAATATCAGCCGTACCAGTGCCAGCCAATGGCGAGGCGTTAGCGCTTCGCGGCTATGGCGCATCTCAGTTGAAGCACATCCTGAGTGTTGAGGAGACTGATGACTCCTACATCGTCACCTATGCCAAACATGATGAGGCTATGGCTGAGGAAGAAGAGCCAGAGGATGAGATTGAGGAGGAGGCCTTTGGTGATGAGGAAGAAGAAGAAGCCCTTGAGGATGAGGATGAGGAGCAAGGCGTCTATGGGGATGAGGAAGAGGAAGCCATAGGGGATGAAGAGGAAGAAGAAGAGGACGAGGAAGCCAAGCACATGGTCAAGCATGCGCTCAAGGCCCTGGTCCAAGAGGTGCTCATTGAAGTGCTGGGTGAGGCAGACCTTGAGGTTCTGACAGCCCCCACAATCAAGAGCGCCCGATCATCATGTTCACACGTAGACAGCCACAGAACCAGACAAGCTGATCCGCTGGGATCTGTATTCGGCATTGACAAGTAACCTCGGATCTCGTACAAACTGAACAAGTGTTCAACCTAACTGGAGACAATCATGGCAGATCGTCAGACTTCCAACCTTGACCTATCGACGCCCGACAAGGCGCGGAAAGCGATGCACGATCTGCGTGCTGAGCAGATCCGCCTCAAGAAGGCCAACCGCAATCTCATGGAGAACGCAGACAAGAAAGCTGCTGATCTCCTCGCGATTCAAAAGCGCGTCAGCGAGATGGAGAACCGCCCTGGTGGATCTACTACATCAAGCAACGCCTCACTGCAGAAGTACTGCCGCCCTGATGGGTCTGTACGCTTGAAGGGTGAGCAGACACGCGACAAGGCATTTATGCCTGGCCTTCTTCAAGATGCTCCCGTCTGTGACTGGCAGGAAGAACTGCAGAGCGCTGTGAGTGACTACACACTGGTCAAGAACCTCAGTGGCCGTGGAGGCGCTCCCAAGTGCCTGGCACGTGTGCGTGAGATCGCACGCAAGGCACCTGTGGAAGTGCAGCGAATCTTCGCGGATGCGTCTGGCGTAGGTGCTGAGTGGATCCCTGATGAGATGCTGCCAGCGCTTGAGCGCAACCTGACAGCGGAACGTCGCGTTGCATCAGCATTCGACACCATGCAGCTTCCAAACTCCACCACCCTGCTTCCATACTTGAGCACGGGCTTCCGGCCTTATATCAAAGCAGCGGCCACATCGGATGACCCTGCACAGTACACCAGCAGCAGCATGGTGACAGAGCAGCGCACCATCTCAGCAACTGGCTTTGCTGTACGGGCTCAGGTCTCAGATGATGCAGATGAAGACTCAATCATTGCAGTGCTTCCAACTGTACGGGCTGAACTGATCAGCGCCCTGGTCGATGGCGAGGAAGATGCCATCATCAACGGTGACACCGGAAACAGTGATACATCCGGCGTCCACATTGATGATGCTTCAGGTGCCTTGGCCTCTTGGAATATTCGCGGGCGATGGGGCGCTTCTGGCCTTGGCGGGTCTGCCGACCATAGGCGAGCTTGGATTGGATTGCGGGCGCGTGCCTATGATGTGAGCAACACAGAGAACCGCGCAACCTTCAACGCTGACACGTTGCTTGATGACCGCTCCAACCTGGACAGCCCACACGGTGTGGCAGGATCTCTGATCTTGATCACCTCGCCAGAGGCATACTTCAAGCATCTCCTGGCTATGGACCAAGTCCAGACCATGGACGTTCACCCCAAGCCGACAATTGTGAGTGGTCAGCTAGGGGAGGTCTACGGAATGCCCATCATCATCAGTGAGTTCATGGGTGCAGATCTGAACGCATCAGGTAAGTTCACCAACTCTGGTGCTACTTCAGGCATGCTGATGGTCAACCGTGATCGCTTCAAGATCGGCGCGCTTCGTGGTGCCCAGATCGAGGTCGACAAGGACATCACACGCGGAACACACCAGATGGTGGCGACCGTGCGAGAGGCCTTCTTCACCGTCGATGATAGCTCCAAGAAGAACCTTAAATACCTGTTCAACCTCTAGGAGTTCCCCATGTCAGTTCAAGAATCATGTTCAGTATCAGTTGAGTCTGGAACCGTTACAGCGGCATCAGCGACGATTGGCATATGCCACGGTCAGTCAGGTGAGTGGAAGCTCACAGGGCTCACTATGGTTCCCCAAGTTGCACTCAGTGCAGACGGATCCAACAAGTATGTCATCTCTGCTACCCAAGGCAGTGACAGCGTCGTCACCAGCTTGGACAGCAGCGCTGCAGAGCATGCTGCACAGGTCGCTCAGGCATTCACAATCACAGGCACTGCAGGCGCAGCGCTTGAGTTTGGTGCCACAGACGTGCTGAAGATCACCTTCACAGAGACCGGGACAGCATCAGCAAATTGCACCTTTGTCGCTGCCTTCGAACGGTGTCGCGTCTGATGCCTGTAGTTCGCCACCTTGAGGGCTCTGCCTGGACCATCTACAATGGTGGTTCAGAGTGCAAGGGCTTTGCTCAGGGTGAAGAGCGTGAAATGACCAGGGAGCTAGCTGACTATCTTGTCACCACGTTCCCTGGTCACTTCAAGATCGTGAGTGACAAGGCAGCCAAGGGTGCAGCAGTAGCAGCGCCTGAGAAGACTGCAGCAATGAAAGCACCCGCCAAGCGCAAGGCACCAGCCAAGAAGGCCCCGGCTAAGAAGGCACCAGCTAAGAAGGCACCAGCCAAGCGCAAAGCGCCAGCCAAGAAGGGCAAGTCATGAAGCTCAAAGCCACACGAAATGGGACCTGGCCAAACTGGTCACACTGGGCAGCCGGTGAAGTGCGTGAGATCAAGGTTGAGGATGGTGTTGAGATTCCATCCTGGCTGGTTGAGGTCAAGGCTAAGGCACCCGCCAAGAAGGCAAAAAAGAAAGCCGATCCAGAGGGGTGAACCATGGCTGTGGTCACTGCTGCTGAGGCTAGAGCCTACATCCCCACGCTGTCTGGTGATGGCGAAGACGCCACGCTGAACACGTTGATCAGCCGCTTTGACGCTGTGGCTGCTGGCTATATGGGATACCCCAAGCAAAGCAGTGGCGCTGTGAGCATGGAGTCTGGAACCTATGTCGAGTACTTAGATGGGCCTGGTGGGCGTGAGCTTACCGTCACAGCCAAGCCAGTGGTCAGCATCACCTCTGTCTATGATGACCCTGATCTTGACTACACTGACAGCGCTGACCTCATAGCCGCTTCTGACTATACGCTCTATGGGCATGAGGGGCGCGTGGTGCTTGACTACAACGCCACAGATGCGGCCTGGTCAGTAGGCAACAGGCACATCAAGATCACCTATGTGGCTGGGTATACTGGGGGCACAATGCCCAAAGCTATCCAGCACGCTGCCTGTCTGCAGGTGGCTCACTGGTATCAGGGGCGCTCTCACATTGGGCGCACCAATCTATCAAGCCAGGGCCAGACAGTGGCACTGCAGACTCTTGAACTTCTGCCAGAGGTCAAGATGGCTCTCCAACCTTACGCGCTAGCCACCTCCTGGGTGGGCTGATGAGCACGCCTATCACACTGGAAGAGATGGCCAGAGAGCTTGACAAGTACTCATCAGGTGAGATCTTGGCAGCGCTCCACAGGCGCGCGCTCAAGTATTCAGCACTCTTGGAGAAGCTGTCAAAGCACACAGCAAGCAGGGTGCTGACACCAAGAACAGGGCACCTGGTTCAGAGCATTAAGGCCAGGCCCACCAAGCGCAAGAACGGCACCACGATCCGGCTTCAAGCTGGTGGTGGTCCTGTGAAATATGCCAAGGTCCATGAGCAGGATGGCGAGCCAGGCACGTTCTTCACCATCAAACCAAAGAAGGGCAAGTATCTGGTGTTCCCTGTGAGCGCTGACGCATTCACTGAGGTGGGCGTTGACAGGGGTGATGGTGAGGCGACAGAGTATGCTTTTGCGAGACAGGTCAGAATCCCAGCGCGCCCATTCTTGAGGCCCTCATGGATCCGCATCAATAAGAGAATCGAGAAGGATCTGGGCAGCTTCCTCACCGCTGAGGTGATCACCTGATGGGCAGCACTGAGCGATCAATACTTGAGAGGCTGAAGACCAACTGTGCTGCAGTGGATGGTTCTGGCTCCTACAACTATGACTTCAGCGCCACTGATGCTGTCATCTTGGGCTCAGAGCCCACTGGTGTGGCACCGCGTGCGCCTGGTGTCTACATCTACCCAGTATCAGTCCAGTCATCACGCCAGGCAGGCAGAACGCCCCTAAATCGCTACTCACGCGTCTTTGTGGTGCAGATGGATGTCTGGGTGCCCCGCACAGCAGGAACGGCAGAGAACGCGATGCTGTCGGCTCTGAATGCACAGTCTGACATCATGCGCGCGCTTGAGAATGATCCCACCTGCAACAACCTGGCCCACGATGTTGAGATTGACGCCTCTGCCTATGATGGTGAGGCTGTCCAGGTGCCAGGGTATGGGGTCGCCGCGCTCAGGGTCACTATTGAATACACAGAGAAGAGGGGTGAGTGATGGCTTGGCTTGACAATGCTTGGCTGTACAGGGTGCCGCTAACAATAGCGAACCACAGTGGAGCCAACGCGCCAGAAGCGCAGATCACCATTCCCAAGTCTGCAGGCCATTTTTGGAGCAAGACGCTGTCTAACTTCAATGATGTCAGGATCACTGCTGCTGATGGGATCACGCTGCTTGACTGGGCATTCGATGGTGGCACGCCATCCCAAGACAACAGGACAGCCACCATAGTGGTAGATGACACCAACCACAACGTGGCCACGCTCTATGGGAACAACGCAGCAAGCGCCTCAGTGGGTGCTTGGATGTACTACGGCAACGACACCACCAACTTGGCCAGCAATGCCAACAACTCAGTCAACGTGAACACAGGCACAGCCAAGGCGATGCTGCTGCCAGTGGGCGCTGCTACAAGCATGACCAACGCGTACCACGTACACATCTCCTCACCAGGCGTGAACCAGGAGTACCCCAACAGTGAGTTCAGGAAGCAGGTGAATGATGAGACCTTCATCTTCTGGCATCTTGGCCGATCTATAGCTCAACTCAGCCTGCCCAATCACAGGCGCTTTGACAATGAAGAGATCGCATATGTCAAGGCCGTCATCTATGACCAAGACGGCGCCGACACTACATCAGCGATGACCACACTGAATGAGATCGTGATTCTTGATGACCATGTTGTCAGAATGCCCATCAAGGCTGGCGATCATGAGAAGCGCTATATCATTATCATGACGTTTGGACTGGTAGACGCCGAGGGCGATATACGGGTTATCGACCAACGTGCTACTATCCACGTCAAGAACCTAGGACTTCATCCAGCCTAATCGGAGACTATCATGGCAACATCCTCATATTTTGGCCGCAACTCGTTTGTCGGCGTAGCAAAAGAAGACTCAGGCTGGGGCACAGCAGAGACCACACCAGACGTGACGCGTCCTGTGGTTAGCTGCTCTATGTTGCGCCAGGTGGAGAAGGTGGAACGCGCCAATCTACGCGTTGCTGGTGTGGCTGGTCTACGCAAAGGGCACTACATCGTGGCCGATAAGGTTTCTGGCTCTCTCGAACTCGAGGCAACTTACGACAACATGGGCTACTGGCTTGACGCTGCCCTGGGCGCCTCATCTAGCTCAGCAGTGGCCGACAGCTTGTATGAGCACACCTACACCATGGGTGATGTCCCCACACATGGGTCAACGCTCAGGCTGCAGAGAGGAACAAGTGACTATTCAGAGACCTTCACTGGCGTGGTCTTCAACACCCTCACGCTAGCTTGTGCAGCAGGCGAGCACATGAGCCTGACTCTGGACATGATTGGCAAGACCAGTAATGACACCGAGGGGCCACGTGGAGACACTACGCTCAGCTTCTCAGACCCCACCAATGAGAACCTCGTGCTGCACCACCACGTTGGCACCCTTGGCTGGAACAGCAGCACATTCACCCTCATCGACTTTGAATACAAGATTGAGAATGGTCTAGCTGAGCGGATGTATCTGGGCAGCCTGAACACGCTGCAGCCAGTTCAGTCTGACTACCGCTCTGTCACCATGACAGTCACCTTTGAGACTGATGATGTGGCTGGATACAAGGCGTTCATCAATGACAACGTGGCTGACGCTGAAGTGACAGTGAACAATGGCGCCAGTGGCAGCAGCAACCGTGTGCTGCAGATGACTCTCAACAACGCATACATTGAGAGCTATACCGATGAGATCTCGGAGACCGGGATGGTCACAGCTAGCGTGACGTTCAAGGCTCAAGGTGATGGCTCATCTGGGCTGAACCTTGGAACGCGCCTGATCGTCAAGAACGCAGCCAGCACAGCTATCGCCGCTGGATGATTTAACTAAACCCAAGACCAGGAGAGGATAATGGGTCAACTACTGCAAGCAATAGAGAACAGTGCGATCATTGAGATCGAGGCAGGGCCTATGCTCTGGAGGATCAAGAAGATCTGCTCAGCCGACCTGGCTGCAGTGGGTCATGCGGCACTGGCCATGACCCAGGCAATGGGTGACGGCAAAGAAGCCAGTGAGCAGGATGCGCTCACACAGATGGCCAGCGCGCGCCCTGAGCAACTGGAAACCATGGCCAGGCTCAAAGACGCAATAGTAGCCGCTGCGCTCATTGGAGTGGGTGACCCTGAGACTGGTGAGTGGGAGAAAGTATCGTGTGTTCTGGACCCTGAGAAGTCAGACGCCAAGAATGGCGCGCTCTGGGTTGGGTCTATACCCTCAGACATATCCAATGAGATATTCCAAGAGGCTATGAAGCTGGCGACAGATGGAGGTGCAGCAGTCGAGCGGCTGCAGGCCTTTCGAGAAAGAGCCGGAGATTCTCCTGATAGTCGACCAGATAGCAAAGCGGTACGGAAGGCTGCCAAGTGAGGTGCTTGAGATGGATGTCTGGGAGATGAGCTTTGCTGTGGCCTGTTTGATGGAGGCTGACCAGGTGGCTGGTGGCCTCATGAAACGGATTAACAAAGACGGCATGCCGGTCTTTCCAGTCATTGTGCTGCGAGATTAATATAGTTCTAAACTAAACAATCAGGAGGTGGTCACATGGCTACAAACAACAAGAATGTGATCGCCTACCTGATTGACATGGAAGATCGCGTCTCTAAGAAGCTGGAAGATGTCCAGAAAGAGGCTGACAAGTCGCGCAAGGCGTTTGACAAGCTACGCAAAAAGCAGGAAGAACAACGCCAAGCCAGCGAGCGCCAAGCCAAGGCGCTGGCATCTCTCAGAACAGGGTTCAAGGCTGCAGCCGCTGCTGCTGCTGTGCTTGGTGCTGGGTTTGCTGCGTTTGGCAAGTCAGCCATTGATGCAACTGCAGACATGGAGACATACCAGGCCCAGCTTGAGGTGCTGCTTGGATCAGCAGATGCAGCGCGTGAGAGGCTAGAGAAGCTCTTTGAGATAGGCTCATCCACGCCATTTGAGCTTGACCAGATCGTGGCCGCTGAGCAGCGCCTGGTGAGCTTTGGAGCTAACGCAGACGAGATGCGTGGTGGCGTGATGGATCTGGTGGGTGCGCTGGGTGGAGACCTGCCCAGTGCAGCGCTGGCTGTCGGCAAGTCCTTTGCCGCTGGTAGGGGCGCCTCAGATGGTCTGCGTGAGTCATATGCGCTGCTCTTCCAAGATGTGACACGCAGGGCTGAGGCTCTGGGTGGGTCTGATGACATCAACAACTGGCGGAACTCAATCATAGCCGCCTTGAATGATGTGAATGGTGTAGTTGCTGGTGGTACAGCCAAACTGGCGGCAACCTTCAAGGGCCAACTGTCCAACGTGAGCGATCAGTGGTTCAAGTTCAAGAAGCAGGTTGGTGACGCTGGCCTCTTTGACTATGCCAAGCTCGGCATCAAGGAACTGATTGACGGGCTGAACACTGGAAACAAGAGGGGCCAGCAGCTTGCTGAGATGCTCTCTATGAGCCTGATTGATGCGCTTGATGCCACAGTCAGGGTGTTTGGTGTTCTGGCCACCACTGTCACTGGCTTTGCTGTAGCAATCAAGGCTGTGGCGTGGGAGTTTGAGACATTCATCTACAACATCAGGGCCGCCAATGTGGCCCTCTATGAGATGTTCCCATTGCTTGAGTCTGTATCCTTGATCCCAGGGATTGACCTTGGCCCAGGCCTTGAGGAGAGCCGCAAAGCCCTTGACCGCTCTGCTGAGTCTTTGCGCGAGTACAAGCAAGAGATGGACGTGCTCACCGGCACCTTCATGAGGTTTGGCCGCGTTGGCGAGACCATGGATGAGGTGCGTGAGAAGTTCCAGCAGATGCAGCAGATGGTGACTGGGTTTGACTTTGACTTTGGTGAAGGTCCACTCATGCCTGAGTTCAGAGGCGCCACTGAGGGTCAGGGTACTGTTCTGGCTGATCAGCCTGTGCCTGTCGTTGTCACTGGTGGTGGTGGTGGTGGTGGTGCTGGTGGTGGCAAATCAGCCGAAAAGAGCGAAGCTGAAAAGCTCAGCGATCAGTTCATGAAGGATCTCGCCAGGAGCACGGAAAAAGCTCGCGACTCCGTTGAGAGACTCACCGACAAGCAGCTTTCTGAGTCAGAACGACTAAAAAAGGAGATAGACAAACTCACTGACAGCATGGTTAAAACCGCCAACAAAGCGGCCGCCCTCGGTATTGATCTTGGCGGCCCTGAGATGACGGCTAGGTTTGATGCATTCCAGGCTGAGATTGAGGCCACTGCTGACGCATACGAGGCCGCGCTAAAAAAAGAAGCAGAGGCAGGGCTGAAGGCTGCAGAGGCTGCTCTGAGGGCTGCATCTGCAATGGATGAGCAAGCGAAGCAAACAGTTACTATGTCAACTATTGTCGGCAACGCCATGGGGGAGCTTAGCGCGGCAATGCAAACGGGCGGTCTGTCGTTGCTTAGCGCTCTGCCTGACAAAACAAAAAAGGATCCCGTCACTGGTGAGACTACCGGCGTAAACTTCGCTGCTCTGGGTGGGGGCGCTGCGTCTCTGATTGGGTTCGGCATGCAGGGCGATCAAGCCTATGAACAAGAGGTAGCAACTAAGGCTGAGCAGGCAGCCAAGGATCGTCAGGACGCCATGAAAACGCGTCGTAAGGCCATGCAAGATGAGGGCTTTTCTGAAGCCGAAATAGAGGCTGCTGGTCTAGGTAAAGAGGCAATTGCTGAGGCTGGCGAGGTGACAGACGAAGACGAAGAAGCTGCCAAAGAAGATACTGATCGCGGCGAGGTCATGGCTGACATGGTGACTGGTATGGTGGAAGGGATCATTGAGGGCCTCAAGGCATTGCTGCAAGGGCTGCCTGAGATCTTGAAAGAACTGATCCCCATGCTGCTGATTGATCTGCCCACTGCGCTGATTGACATGATCCCAGCATTCATCGAGGAACTCATCCCAGTGCTCATCACAGACCTGCCAGCGGCTTTGGTCAAGATGGTCTTCAAGTTGATCCCCAAGATCATGGTCATGCTGGTCAAGGTGCTCTTCCAAGCCATACCCAAAGCGATAGCCAAGTGGTGGCACACCGTTACGGCATGGCTGGCTGACCTGTTCTCTTTTGGATTCCAGACAGGTGGATACGTACCAAAGACCCAGCAGTATCTGCTCCACCAGGGCGAGCGCGTCATCCCAGCATCTGGCGCCTCTACTGGCACAGCCGCCAAGGGTTTAGGCGCCTTCACAGGTGGAATGGGTGGCGGGCCATCAGTGGTGGTCAATACCAACGTGGTCGACCCTGACAGCCTGCTTGGCTTGTCACGGTTGATCAATCAAGAAATGGGCGCGCTCGGACGTGCCACTGTTCCAATATGGGGTGAAGCAGCCCCCATGACGAGCTTGTAGAATGTCTTATCCCATCTTTTCATGGATCCCTCACCAGCTTGATGCGACCACCCTGTTTGAAATGGATGACCCTGAGCAGAGGGTCTATCTGGATCTTTATGATCACAGAGAGCAACTGTCTGATCTGCAGGTGACACCAATGCGTGACGTGGTTGACACCTACTCCATTGGTGGTGGTGTGAGCAGAACCATGACCAGAGCCTGGCAGAATGTCAGAATCGTCATTGACCGCTTCAATGATCGTGATCTCTTCAGGCGCCTGTCAAACATGATTAACCACCTTGAGCGTGGTGGCGTGGTGTCCTTCGCTAATCGTAAAGACAAGTGCTATGCATCGCGCTTGGTCAGTGATGTATTCCCTGACGATAAGGTCATCAGGGTAGGCCCAAACCTTTGCAAGGCATACTCAACCACTGAGATAGACTTCCTCAATGAAGCCCAGAATGATGAGATCGTCATTGAACAGGCGCCGCCATTCTCTAAGCGCTGGCACGGTGTTCTCATTTCTAAGACTGAGACAGGTGATGGGGGAGCCAGTCATCAAGTTGGGCGGATTGCCTATGGCGGAAGCGATACCATCTATGCAGTTGAGGAGGGCTTCAACCAGGGCGATCTTGTGCGCTACCATGACTTCTGGCCAACGCTTGTGCTTCCCAAGAGCCAGGTGGGTGCAGGGCTGCTCACTCACGACCACCGCATCACGTACACGCTAGACCTCAACCTGCAGTACATCATCCCATACCAGAACATAGGCACCCACGAGGAAGCGCTATGATCTGGAATGACGAGTTCATGGCCGCGCTGAAGTTCGGCGCCTATTATGGCACTCATACCTTCAAGTATCGCCTGCTAGTCGGGTCTCCTGCAGTGGTGCATGGATCATGCATGGGCGACTGGGAAAGGATGCACGCCCAGGTGGTTGAGCTTACAAGCCACCCAGACTGTGCGTCATTCCCTTCAGGGGTTTCAAGCGCTGACTTGATCGCAGGTGAAGGGGTCTGGCCACTAACGTCATTCACAGGTGGAGCGCCTGGTGAGGGTCCTATCCAATACATCTACGGCGTGGGATTGTCCAACCCAATCAGCATGGGAGCGGCCAGGGTTCACCCTCGAACCTTTGAGTACACTGGCGCCACGCTGACATGTGGGCTGACTCCTTGGGGTGCAAAGGTTCTATCTCGGCTAGCAATTGGCAACTTTGCTCGCTTGCAGGTTCTGCCTGATCTCAAAGAGGAGTCATCCAAAGCACACACCCACACCATGGACATCAGCGGTCTCGATGCTGCACCCTGGCGCGCTCAATGGACCGATGTGTTTATAGGCGTCTACCAAGGCATGCGAACAGATGGCGTGAAGAGCACCGCAAACTTCACCCCAGCGCTGGAAGGCGCAAAGATGAAGCGCAACGTGATCAAGGGGTTTGGCTCCACCGCTGACATCGAAAAAGTCAGAACCCCAGAAGCCTATAGGTGGTGGCAAGGCTGTGGCGCTCAGATGAAGCTCAAAGCGACAATCACACCAGCCCTGATCAGTGGTGAGGACAGGATGACAATAGGGCACCCATATCTGGACTATCCGTTCGGAGAGGGTGAGGAGCTTGATGGCAGGCCAGTGACGGGCGCTAAGTATCAAGCATGGGGTGACTCATACAAGCGCACCATCGTAGCGACTGGCATTGATGATGTATGCTTTGGTGCTGGGTCAGGCGCTCATGATGACTTCTACTATGCCGACCTCACCACCGCGACTAGCCTTGACTACTACAATTGGGCAATGGTCAAGGATAGCGAAGGCAAGACCTCATTCATCACATATGAAGAGGCAAGCTCAACGACCGCGACTCAACTAACAAGGGCAGGGTCAGACAGTGACAATCCACCACCTGGGTTCACTGGGTTTGAAGTTGGGGGTGAAGACTCAACCTCATTCGGCGCTGGAACAGTCCTGCAGGCGGTGTGCGTGGTTCATGGCACGCCTGTCACTGAGCTAGTCAACACAGTGTATGTCATAGGCTATGGCAGGAAGATGACCGCTGGGATCTTTGGTACATCATGGGCTCAGCATTCATATGCTGACACAGAGTGGGACCCGCTCAACGTAGAGGACATACAACACAATCACAACCTGTGGAACAGTCGATACGCACACTCAACATCAGAGGTGTGGGACCTTGTAAGGAACGCCCCATTCCGTACCACCTTCATCAAGTCATCAACCAATGGCCTGGGGGATATGACCAAGCTTACAGGCAAGTGGGGCGTATTCCCACGCTTCAAGAACGGTGGCTGGTCTGTCTGCACCGTGCAGGGCAACAACAGCGGATCGACACCTCTTTACAATGATGTGGAGGCGTTCATCACAGAGCGCCACATTGAGTCATTCGAGTGGTCAAAAAGAGAGCAAGATAGCGCCGGTGTGTACAATGCTATCGAGTACATCTCCACAGACTATGACTACACACTCAGCCATCCATATTCGGGCTACGATGTGGGAAACTACGGAAGAGCCAAGTCTCTTGGCAAGAAAGTTCCAGGCTCATACATTATGGAGAGTGGACTTGAAGACGTAGGAACAAACTGGCCCCAACTGAGCACGCTGACTGTGACAACCTCAGACTGCGCCATGGGCTTTGAGGCGGGAAAAAAGTTTCGAGACTATCACTACAAGTATTTAGCGACAGACTTCTTCTTTGTGCCTCGTGAAGAATGCACAGTCAGGTTGAGGGGGATGGCCTATGCTCACGTTGAGCCTGGTGACTATGTACACATCGTGATCCCAAACCCTGTCACCCCATATGGGTTCAAGGGGCCTGGTGGTGGTGGAACCAATCAGCACCTGCTGGACTCATCCAACTTAG